TTTAACACTTCCATAGCACTTGCACTACTAACAGCAGAAGTTACAGCCGATCCATCGGTGTAAACCATCGCTGCACCTCCAGCGGGTACTGTTTGAGTATTAAATAAATTTGTTCCTGCTGCTGTACCGTTTCTTACTGAAACATCTACAGTGAGCGTATTATTTATAAGATAACTTTTTTCAACAGTAGGTAGAAGTAAGACATGACCTGCTGTTCCTGTTCCAACTAAGTTTAAACGAAAGTTTCTTCCAGCCTGCAAAGCATTTGAATCAGTTAATGTTACAGATGCAGTTGGTGCGTCATTGGCAAAAGTAACATCAGTTGTTCTTGCGATAGCTTCTTCAATAGCAGAAAGATTATTATTAGTTATAGTTCCCCATGCTCCAGAGTTTTCCCCTGTTCCCATGAGTTGAATTTTTAAATCTGGTGACGCTGACGAAGCCATAATGTTCTCCTATGCTGCTTCTATTATATCCCAATTGGGGGTTTGGTCTGTATCTACTTCCCCCCACACTAATGTTGTACCTGATGTTCCAAACCCTGAAACTCCTAATGTAATCTCTACCCTTGCATCTGCGTTAACAAGAAAGTCTCCTAATTCAAATGTTCCAGATAAACCTGTTATTAAAGCACTAGCATTTCCACTAACTGAAGGTGCTCCTAAAAATCCTGTTGCTGATACTCCGGTTACATCGACTCTATACGCTACGTCAGTAGATGTAGTACCTATAGAGCCAGCAGCACTGACCCCATCAACAGATACTTCTATTACTGGAGATCCGTAACCGCCTCTACTCCAAGTACCAGAACCCCATCCTATAAAGGATTCACTGGAAGCCATTTTAAGCTATTCTAATAATTGCAGCTGCACTTGTTGCCGCAGGAAATACTATTGTAAAGTCACCTGCCGTTGACGTTTTAGCTCCGCCAAAATCAAGCACAGCAACAGCAGCATTAGTTAAAGTAGTTCCAGCATTATTAGATGTAAACGGAGTGTTGTTGTATATTAATGCTCCGTCTGAAGTTAGAGTAACATTTAAAAAAGTTAAATCGCCAAAATCTACAAAGCCTGATGTAGATCCTGACGTTACTCCAACCACTGTCAACGCAGAACCTGTAGCTACATAGTTAGTTCCTACACATTCGCCTGCCGTAACAAACCCAGTTGTAGAAGCATTTAATGTTGCTCCAGATGAATACAGAGCAAGTTTAAACGTACTAGCTGCACTTGTACCTGTTGGATGAAAATTGTGCATACTTAACATTACTTCTTGTTTAAATGAAGTACACATTGCTTGTGTAATTGCCATATCTAACTCCCTATTCGTCTAAAATTTTTATTAACTCAGGATGCCCTGCTTGCCTAAACTTGTGTGCTAATGTTGTGTTGTTACTGCTTATAGCTTCTTTCATGTAGTGAACTATAACTTTTCTAATATTTTCTTTAAACGCTTCAGCTTGTTCTCTGATAACAGGATGTGTTTGACTGCCAACAGATATAATTTTATCCACAGCTCTTTCAGATATTTCTTCTGGGGTAAAGCCTCTATTAGAAGTTGTGTAAACTTTTACGTTTCCACCTAATAACGCTGATGTGCTATTTCCTATCATTTGACTTCATACCTCGCTTGTTCTGTTCTATACATATCTTGTCTATTTTTACCTTCACTTAATTGTTTAAGTAACGATAAGCTCTCATTATACCGGGCTGTATAGTTTGCTAAAACATCAGGTTCTGCTTTCATAAAAGTAGCAGCTTCTAGTAAAGCCCCGTATAATAACAACGAATCAAAATTATCCCCAAGCCATGATGTGCCTGCGGCTACAATAGACTCTGGATAATAAAAGTAGTGCAACTCTGTTGAGTAGTTTTGATCTGGTGTTGGGCCTACTATATATGTATCATCATCAAACAAAGCATAATGTGTAGGAGTTGCTGTGTCTGTTGGAATTGGAAATGCTTCTCGAATAAAACTAACATCTTTATTTAAAAGATAACTATAAGCTCCTGTAGTAGGATCAATTACAGCTAAAGAAAAATTAGCCAACCAATCTGAAGGAGTTTTTAAATATTGATTGCTTGCTGTTAAAGACCCTAGTACATTCTTTCTAAGATTTAAAAGTTGAACAGAGTTAAACACACGTTGCTCAGTTTGTTCGATAAATGTATTAACTTGTTCAGTGCTGGTTAAAGAAATAGAATTACCAGCACTATCTGTAAAAGAAGTGTCAGGGAAATCGTTTTCACAATACCCTTTTATAGTTTCATAAAGAGTAGCGTAATTCATTATGCAAGCCTAGTTGAAGACTTATTACCTTTTGTAGCAGCCCCAGATCCCCGCGTTACAACTGTTTGCGTATTTGGTACGTTATTCGGATACCCGTCAACTTTAGGCACAGGAACTTGCTCTGGTTGTTTATAAGTATTAGTATCATTTTTCATATATTTCTCCTAAGAAATTTCTATTACTACGTTGCCTACACCTGTACTAGCAACTAAACTATTTGGTAATCCTAATTCTAAAGGATCTGCAAACCCTACGGGGTTAAATCCATACTGAAAGTTCCTAGACTTTGATGAAGGAAATCTAGTTAAATCAGGCCGCGGATTACGAACTGCTTGCGGATCTTCTACTGGATACAACCCTAATGATAACTGAGGTTGATCTTTTTCCCAACATATAGGACACACAAAAATATTTACTACATTATTTTTAATTGTTAAAGGTTTTAATTCTTTTAACTTATATCTAAATCCACATCTATCACATTCTGCAATAGTATGTCTACCGGAACTAAATCTGTTACTCATAATTAGGTAATAAACATTTGTCGTGGAACAAGTCTATCCGATGCTTTTTCACGATCTTCTCCTGCAGCAAGCTCCCATGTTTCATCATACATACTCTTTAATAAAGTTAAACGCTCCATACCATTAGGAACTTTTAATGCTAAGTAATAAGCAAGTCCTGCTGTTAAACATGGTAAAAATCTAAAAGGTACATCAAAACTTACAGCCCCGGTAGATGCGTCTTGGATTCTTCTCATTCTCCAATACACAAAAGTATAAAAACTACTTCGATCAGGTACAGGCCATACATTTATATTTGGAGCCTGTGTTCCTGTAGGACTAGTAGTTCCAGATTGTCTATCAATATAAACTTGAATTGGTCTACCTTGATTTAATTTTGATGGAATGCTTGCGTAAGTAGAAACACTTATTCTGGAAATTGTTAAATCTGACTGATTAGAAACACTACCATCATTTGTTCTAATAACATGTTCTAATAAATCAACAGTATCTACAGGCAAATCATATTGTCCTGTACCCGCTGTCAAAGATATAGACCCTTGTTCAACAGTCCATAAATTAATTCCTCTATTAGCCCAATCTGCAAATAATAAGTTTAAAGAACGCCTTGCGGTTTTTAAATCATATCCGGTGCGTAACTCAGAACCTGCACGTTCAAATGCTTCTTCAACAATTTCTGTTAAATTAAGATCAAAACTAGAAGTACCTGAAGTTGTCATTAAGATTTCCTATATGCTTTTGTTTTCTTTGCTATTTTTTTCGGTTGAGCCACATATTGTTTACCTTGTTTCTTACCTTTTCGCTTAGCTCTACTAGTTGCTCTATACTCTGCATCAGATAATGAGGCAATTGCTTTAGCTGGTAAGTACCTTTCGCCTGTAGCTTTTTTACCTTGTGTGCTAGGTTTTCCACTTTTTGTTTTCCATTTTTGTTTTGTCCAATTCTTTAAAGATTTTTGTGATTTAGCTAAAGCCATGTATTGTCCTATCTAATATCTTAGTTTCGCCAACCCTCCATTTACAAAAGGAGAAGCCATTGATGCAACGCTAGAAGGAGCAGAAGCAGTAGAAGGTGTATTATTAAATGTGGATTGTATAGGGGCAGGAGCAAGACTAATAGGAGTTTGATAAAACTGTTGCCCTGCAATAACAGGGGTAGGCCCTGCAATAACAGGGGTAGGAGCTAAGTTTATTGTAGCTGCTAACGGATCATTTAAAGGCATTCCGGTAGGTTGCATTCTAGGCTGTGGTGTAAAACCACTTAATGGTTGAATAGTTGAAGTCGCAGGACGATTTGCTATATTAATACCCGCTAATCCAGTTGTAAACGAATCTTGATTTAAGTTAATGTTTGAATTTAAAATGTTATTAAGTTCTGCTTCAGACGGAGCATACCCCATCTCTTGCTCAAACATTTCAGCAGCACGGTTTCCAAACTCTCCACCTGTAATAGCTGTTTGTCTAAACGTAGTCGCATCTTGAATAGCATCAGGATTTTCATCTCTGTAATACTTATACGCTTGTAAACTAGGATCTCGACCTAATACATTTTGAAATTGTTTTACAGTGTTATCACTTCCTAGTTCTGGAATAACTGATTCAAAATATTTTTGAGCTTCGCCTTCATCTAAAGTTGCACCAACAGCTTTTCGGGCTTTCATAAAATCCCCATACTCAGTTGGAGCTGCGCCAAAAACATCTTGATACGCTTGAAATGCCCCTGACTGTGCAGCATTAGGGTCTTGCATCATTCCTGTAAATAATTGTTGTCTTTCGTTTGCATCTATAGAATCTCCAAACTCTGCTTTATAGTACGCTATATCATCAGCGGTTGCGTCACGCCCTAATACATTTTGATAAATCTCTGTTAAGTTAGAGCCAAAATCAAAAGCATCAGGCACACTTCCATCGGACGCTCTTGTACCAGACATAGCTTGCTCTTCTGTTATCATGTTTCCTGTATCCGCATCACGGTAAACAGTTTCTGTTACCCCCATACCTAAAGGTTTTTCTTCTGTAGTGTATGTATTAGCAGGAGCAGAACTTTCAACAGGAGTAGTAGCAGGAGCAGAACTTTCAACAGGTGCTGCAACAGGTGCTGCAACAGGTGCTACAGGAGCAGTATATCCGGGTACAGAAACCATTTCATTAGTTAACGAAGCAGCTTCTCGAGCGTCTAACTCCGAACCAAATCTATTAGCGTGATAATCTAATTCTCCTTGAGATGCAGGTCTACCATAGTTGTCAATATATAATTGATTAATTGCTTCGAGACTCATTAACTTTTATACCCCCCGCCAGATTTTTTGTAGGACGAGGCGAGTAACTGCGCTTTACGGGCTGACCACTGACCGGGGCGACCTCCCTTTCCACCAGCTTTTATCTGGTTGAATAAGCGTTTACGAAGGGTGGGCTTCGTGTAATTACCCGCCTCATTGACCTTTGATTTAGCTTTCTTTTTGACAGAGCCGCCGTTCTTAAGTTTCTTTAATTTAGATTCTTCAACGGCCCCCATCCCACGACTTGGCATCATGCTATCTGTTTCCCTTTAGTTTTTCCTTGTCTAGCTATACCATCTATACTCTTTTTCTTAGTGACTTTTTTCTTACCGCCAGCCATAGCCATTTTAGCTTTAGGTTTATTAACTCCACCACCTATAGCCATCTTAGCTTTAACAGGGCCACCGCCTACAGCCATTTTAGCTTTAACTTTACCGCCGCCCATCATTTTGCCTTTACCATCACCAACAAAAGTAGGTTTACCAGTAGCTGTATTCATAGGCATGCCGCCAGCTTTATATCCTTTTTTCATCATACCTCCGCCTGTCATTCCCATTTTCTTTTTCATTCCCATACCTTTCATAACATTACTCCTTGTATAAATTATTAAAAGTTACTTCTGGATCTGTATAACTATCATCTTGTTCTGCACAGTGTGTCCATTGACTTGGTTTAAAATCTGGGGCGCCCTCTCCTGTAATCCAATACGCAGGGCTTGTTACTCTTACTCTATTGTTAGGTAAGGCTACTACATTGCCTTTCCATTGTCCATCAGTCAGCACCATAACATGACTCTGTTTGTGTTGGGCTGGGTCATCTGCGACTTCGCTTTCGGTGTAGTCCACAGTGAAGAGATATCTCGATTGATGAAACTCTCCTGCGATTTTACATAGCCACGGGCTTGGTTTGCATCTGTTAAGTTCCACAATTGAGTGGTTGTGTGACGGGCAATCCCACGGTTGAGCGAGGTGTGTTTCCATTCTTTCCGGCCATTCTTCCACCGCAATGTCTCCAACCAACCCAGTGATGGGCATCCTTGCCCACATTGCTCCCCCGTGTACATTCTCTTGACTTCCGTCGTCTGCTTCACATCCTGTGAAGATGATTTGGAAACTGAGGCAGCGATCTGGCATGGTTGTAACAGCCACTGCCAATCCGTGAACAAACTCCCCGTGGTAATTTTGATGCCCATTTGTAAACTCTTTCCTAACCCAACATTTAAAATACGGTATATTACTTATTAAGTGCGCCACCTTACACTCCTCTTTTTTATTTACCCCAAAAAAATTGTTGTACTGTAATTACAAAAGCGGCAACAGCCCCTCCTGCACCCGCTGCCCATATTAAAGTTCTCCAACCGCCTTTAGCTTCCGATAGCAGTTTGTCTATATTATCTACAGACTTTTTAATCTGTTCAATATCGGCTTTCATCTCATCCATATCATCTTGAATATGTTTGATCTCATTAGCCTGAACAGCTACTTCACTTTTAATATCTGTATCCATTAACACTTCCACCTTTTTCTAGCTTGTCGTAAACGACTGTTAGGGTCTTTAGCTGCTTTAGGAAATTGTTTCATTTGTCCAGCAGAACGAGCGCAGAAAGACTTACGTCTTTTAGCATCCTTAGAACCTTTTTTAACGCTACCCGTAACAGCAGTCTTTAACTTAGAACCGGGGTTAGCTTTGCGATAAGCAGCTACTCCCTTCTTAGTCATACCAGCCCCCTGTTTAGTCTTGCGAAAATTGCCAGACTTTACAGAGGTTTTGATACCCATTCCTTTAGACTTAGCCACAATATAACGTCAAGCTAGTAATATTACTTAATGTAACAATTGCAAAATTGTTAGTATTACTGCCTGTAGTTAACACTCCGTTTTCTGGAATAGTCAGATGACTAGACTCAACAATACCTGCAGGAGAATTTATCTCAAGAATAGGTAATGTACTGTTATCATCTCTAGTAACTGTAATAGAACCTGCGGCTGTAGGTGCTGCATAGTTAAATGCTTTAATCCTAGTTCTAGGAAGAGCTATAGTATTGTCACCACCAAAACCAACTTGTATAGTTCCTACAGACGTTCCAGCAGCAACAGCAAAGTTAGTTACCTCTGCAAAATAGTTAGTAGTAAATACAGTTACTGCACTTTCTCCACCTGCAAGGGTTTCAGTTACTGTTGACGCTCCTAAGTCACCAACTACAAATCCTGAGATATTATAGTTAGTACCAGAATCATCACCCACACTATTTTGAACAGCTACTTTATACCCAGCACCGTTTCTACTAGGAATACTTTTTAGTAGCGATATAGTACCTGTGGCCGTTGCTGATGCAAAATAAAAATTATTATCAGAGGAAGGTGTAATAGCAAATACATCTGATTGCATAATTTACTCCTCATTAAATAGTATAAAATCCACCAGCGGAAGCAGGTTGTCTGTATTCAACTGTAGCCACTGCATCCCCCAAAGTTCCT